AACCGAGAATAATTACTCGGCATATCTGCAAGAAGTGGATGGCATCGTGGCAACAGGTAAAAGCGTGGAAGAAATAAAAAAATGTATAATTGATTCTATTAACGTGCTAATAGATGAATGTAATGAGTTTGGCGATACCATTCCAGAGGCGCTTAAGGGTGAGTATTGTTTGGCGTTTAAAATGGATGTTAAATCTCTTTTGGATTTCTATTCAAAGATATTCACCAAAGCAGGATTAGAGCGTATTACGGGCATAAACCAAAAACAATTATGGCATTATGCGTCAGGTTTGCGTAACCCACGCCCAGAACAAACCGTTAAATTAGAAAATGCCCTTCATAAACTAGGAGAAGAATTATTGGCTATAAATTTATAATTAACCGCTATCCTTATGCTTCCTATGGCCCCCAAAAATCTGGGGGCTTTTTTTGTCTCATTCCCTTCCGCAAAGAACTAGCAACAACCTCGCAACAAGCTAGCAAGGAGATATTTATTTAGCAAGGCACTTCTCTGGATTTTTGTGGTGTCCGGGATAACCCGGAATAACCATAAAATTCATGATATATGGAAGCAGAGAAAATCATTAAGGAGAAAGAGATCGTCCATGAGGATGAGCACAAGGATTACGCAAGCAAGGGCGTGGGTAACGCCGGCTTGACATTGGGTATCATTGGTACGGCTCTTGGAGCTTGGGCGGTGTCACGTAACCGTGGCGGCTTGTTCGGCGGTGGCTGGGGAGCCGGTATGCCGGAGAACGTTAACATCAACACGACCACAGGAGGCGGTGGTGGTTCCGGGGTAGGCGCTCCGACTGCGTTCATGGCTTGGGAAAAGGGCTGTGAGGAGGCGTTATCGCTTACAAACGCAATGTGGGGATTGAAAGTCTCAGGTATGCAAGCCGATTACGATCACCGCCAGACGGATATCGCCGAGAAATTCGCCTTGTGGAAGTCACAGGTAGACGCTGATTTCGGATTGTACAAGTCACAGGTAGACGCTGATTTTGGTCTATACAAGAACCAAAGAGACCAGTTCGATGTCTTGAAGGCTCAGATCGATGAATTGAGGTGTCAGGTGGCTGTAGGTTCGGCGATTCGTCCTTACCAAGACAAGTTGCTTCAATGCGAGATCGAGAAGGCGTTCACGGCTAGTGTCAATTACACCGATCGTAGAACCAGCCGTATGATCACGGGAGAATTGGTATTGCCAAATACCCCTACGGTAACAGGCTATCCTAGCTACAATCCGTGCTCATGCCCGGCATCCGCTCCGGCACCTACGGCTTAAGGTAAAGTTAGTGGCTTGTGCTCCCTAGGGGGCGCTTGCCGCTTTCCTTTTTTTAACCACTAACAGTATTATCATGCAGACAAATGTTTTTTTAGGGGGGAGTGACCCTGTATTAGGTAGCAACCCTTATAATCCGAATATAAGCGAGATAGAAGCAAACATTCAGCGTCTCCAGCAAGCGCAGCAACAGATGGAGATTCAGAAGCAACGTATGCTTAACCCTTCTGCGCAACAGGCCCAAAGCCGTAATCCGGTGTGGGACGAGATAGATAAGCTCGTTAGCGAGATGTCGGATAGCGAGTTCGAAATGGTCAATAACAATCCGGAGTATCAACAGTCCTACCAGAAGGTAATGGCTATCCTTAACCGTGAATACATGCGCGTCATGCGTCCGTTGGTGGAGGAGAGCAAGGATGGCAAGGCCGCCTTGGAGGAATTGTTGGGAATGGCCAAGAAGATAAAGAAATCGGCCTCAGAGGAGGTTAACAAGAACATGGCGTTGTTCGCTGAGTACACGGCCAAATACGCCGATATGCCATACGCCGACTTCCTTAAATTGAAGAATAGCGGAAAAGGAGGTAAAAAATGACACGTGAGGAAGGTATGCTTATCGAATTGATCGATAAGGTCAAGAGACAAGGGTATGCTATCAATACCTTGAGAGAGGAAGTGGAACAATTAAAGAAAGAGTCATATGGAACTAAAGCAACAAGCTCTAGAGCTAAAAAGCAGGCTAATTAACTCGGTGGAGATATGGGCGGAGGAAAGGGTTGACTCTTTCGTCTCCGGTAACACGGCTTTCAAGCCCCTTGGCAAGTATCTGAAAAGAGGTGTCCACAACATCCTCGTGCAAAAGGACAAGGAGATCACCGATAAGGTGGAGGGTTTCATGATGTTCGTCGCTGACGAGAACGGCAATTACGATAAGGAAGAGTTATTCGATGACGCTATGAACGTATTCAAGAGCATGAAACCTTACAAGTTCGAGCAAGGTTTCTTGAAAGGCACGATCGGGGAAGGCTCCATCTTGATAGAGCTTCCAGATAACGGACTCATGAATTTTATCCTTGGTGACACTAACGCTATCCGTATAACGGAAGCGGATTTTCTGGAACTGAAATCAATATTCACAGAATAAAATAAATGACAGGGTATGAGATACAAGGAATTGATGAAGGACTATCATTCGAAAGGGATGGTATCCGAGAAAAAGATGTGGGAGGCCATATGCGAGCTGGACGAGGCTATGGAGTGTCTAAAAGAGAAAGATCCCGACACGTATGACGAGGCCATACGTGATATACATGAGGTTTTTTGCGGTCCTCATTATAATGAGCATTTCGCTAAGATGGACGTGGCGGCAATGCACCATAAAGGCAAGTCGGGGGAGGATAAGGGTGAGCACTGGAACATCCAGCAAGTAACCGCCGTCGCTAAAGGCATGAGCGTACCGGGCAACGCTAACATATGGGATGTGTACGTCGCTCTTAATGCGAACTGGCACGACAAGGAGGTGAAGTTCTCGGAATGGTTTGGTCCGGATGCCGAGAAAAAGATCATCGAGGACGCTGTCAATTTCTACTTCATGGATGATGACGCTCCTGAAGGCAAGGTATGGATTTACATGTGTGCCATGGATGACTAAGAAAACCAAAAATAAAGGACACGCAAAGAAGGAATCCGCAAGACGGGAGATAGACCGCCTCACGGATTCCTTGGATTTCGAGCCTGTCAACTTCTATGAGGTGATGGCTCGGATTAGACACTTGATGTGCCTGTTATGATATCTCTGAAATTAGGCAACTGCAAATAGAACGAGAATCTGCTTAACGGTCTCCATCGTTCAAGCAATGATCGGTTACACTCATTCCATCCATCTTTTCCGAAGCGGATATCCAAGGCATTAGTTATCTTACGCACGATAGACTGGATGTATGGTACATTTGCCCTGTTCCCAATAGAAGGGGTATAAATACATATTTTGTATATTCCTCCATTAATACAATCCCAGCTTCCCCTATAAAAAGTGATATGGGCTTTGTCTAGTATTGCCTCGTCTGACAAGCTTATAAATCCGTTGTAACATCCGACGTACCTAGCTTCGAATACTTTTAATCCAGTGGACGATCGAAGAAGCTTTTTCAATCCTCTCTCGTCCCGGACAATTTGGCTTATTCCCATGAATTAATGATTATATAGTCCCCGCAATCTTCAATATACTTTATTCCGGCACTATCAAGAGTATTCTCTATGTCCACTTGGCACAGGCAAGATTCTGGTATGATATTGTCATACCCTTCCGCTGGGATCATTTTCGTGATTTGCGGGAAATGATCCTCTAGTTGTTTTGGGGATTGTATTTCTACATCCCCGTCGTAAATAAGTACGCACATGTTATTTAAATTATGAGCCTTCCCATGAAGGCTCGGTTAATACTATTTTACATCATTAATACCTATTTCCCCATCAAGAACTCTTTTTACCTGTCTATCTAGTATCTCTTGAAACTCGATTTGACATATCAAAGAGCAATCCGGAATAATTTCTTGTACAGGATCACCACGATTAGGATTAAGCTCATCTAGGTATATCTTACCTTTATTGTCTTTTAGACAAGTAGCACCGATCTTTCTTTCGATCTCTGCCATTTCGTTGAACTTATCTGGAAAATCTTTCCTTATCTTGTTCCAATATCCCATTCCTCCTTTGACACAACCTATACAGTTATTGTTATTATACCCAAGCTTATACATGGCAGGGATCTCAATGCCCGCTTTCCATAGCATACCCATTGCGTCCTGTTTCGTGATCTGTCGTTCTATAAGCGGAAATAGCGGTTTTGTTTCCGGATATTGCTGCTTTAGACGGATCGCCCGGTTTATCTCCTTAGGATCAAAATCGAATCCCCATACTTGACCATCCCAACAACCAAGTTCTTTCTCGAGCTTATACCGGACTTCCTTTTTTAACTTCAATGTACAGGCCGCACCCGTAGCGCCATTAATATATCCCTTCCGAAGCACATCTGCCACACTGCTATACTTATCGCTTCGTATAGTGTGGATTGGTCGACCGTACCACTCCTCGCAATCAGCGAGGAAGCGAGTATTATCGGGATGCCCGGATCCGGTATCTATATAGTAGACCTGTACATCATTGTACAAGCTCAATGCTATCCTACAAGCGACTGCGGATGTAACTCCGCAAGAAAACCATGCTATTACCATAACTTAATCTTCATAATGAGCCTTCACGGGAAGGCTCGGTTAATACTATTCCTCTTAATAGTCTAATAAAAGACCTCATGTACTCGCAATTCTGATTGCAATCATTCATTTGATTGCACATTCGATCATTGTCTTTAGAGAGGTTTGGACAACTTTTCCAGTGAGCATTAATAGATTCTGCCATTTCCCATTCGGCACCTGCTATAAATCCCTGATAATACGCAGGGAATGCACTACCGCTACTCCTGCTTTCAGCGAAGAGATGAGCCGCTTCTTCTACTGTATGTCTCATATCAATATCTCTTTCCATTGAAATACTTATTGTTTAAATTCCCAAAACGAAAGCTTGCCTTTCACGCCTGTTATCGGCTTTTTAAACATTACAGGATTTGCCAATACCCAATTATAGACAACCTTTCTGCCTGTAATATTCTCATGCAGTTTAGGATTCATACCGACTGTGTAGTTTTCTGTTTTCTCTGCCCAAATGGATGAATGATTTACTACGCAATCCACAATCTCTACGCTGCCAATGATTGTACCAAAAGGCAGATTACCAAACATTGTTTCTTTAGCAATCGTACCAAATGCAGCCTTCATTTGAGCATCAGTTAAATCGACGCTAAACTTTTTACCATGAGAACCAGCAGCATGAATAAGCACACGTCCACGATAGTTAGTTCTCCAAGTACGATTCTCAATGTCTTTGATACCGTGGACTATCAAGGATGCCCAAGGCTGTTTAATAGTTATTGCTTTCATTTTTCACCTCCTTTCCTCAATTCATCTATCAGTGCGTCTGCGCAAGCAACTGCATATTGAGCGATAGCCTTTGGAATCGTATGTTTTTCGTTTTCCCCGTATTTTACCTCAGAACAAGCATAACCCACCTCATTTTCATCACTTAAAATACCATTCATGGCGCTTTTAGCAAGCTCGTACCTACGCTGTTCCCAATCGATGGTATTATATGTTGCTTTCATGGTTACCTCCTTTCAGTAGTTCGGGATTGTCATACACTGAGCCTATAACACTTCCTTGGCACACCTCTGAGTCTAGCAGTTCACATGGATTAACCCCATCTAGGGATATGCACCATCCTGTATGTTCATACAAGTCGATTACTTTTGGAAAATCTCTTTTCTCTTCATGTTTCCATGTTGAGAATATAACGGCATAAATACGTCCGCTTGGAGCTTTTATTAAATCCCCCTCGTAAATCTCCTTTCCGCTCTTGTCTTTTAAGCCTGTGAACTGGCCTACGGTGTCTTTATGAATGTAATCCCATTCCATAAAAAACGGAGAGGCAGAGCCTTCATTGAATACTCCTTCCTTTTTTATGATTATCATATCTTGCTTTTCTGCCCCTAAATCCTTTAGTGTCGTAAGCATACCATGTACCCATTTCCCGCTTGTCGTACTTTTTCCTCTGAATTTAATCTCACGCATTTTGTACTCCTTTCTTTAAAATATCCTCACAAGCTCTACTATCGCATCTTACCAGTTTTTGATGGAAAGCACACCAAGCGTCCCCGCTTGCGTCTTCATCCTCGATAAGTAGGCAATCGCCGCATTTATCTGTTAGGAATTTCTTGTCAAGGTGTCCTTCCTTGATAAGCCATTCAATCATTTCAGTGATAGCATCAAAAAGGCTCTCCCTGCAATATGACTGGGCAAGGTTACTTCCTGCGGAATACTTTACAGTGAATTCTTTATCTCGTGGAAGTATGAATAGGTAATAGTTGTATCCCTCACATTCTATATGATCGGGTATCATGTCTATTAAAGCGGATAGGGACCAAGCGGGGCAATCATTTTGATATGAATGATCGTAATATGGATTATCTACTGGGAGTATTTCTTTTCTCAATATATATGTCTCTCCATATACATCATAGTAAAGCTGACCTTTATCGTCCTTCCGAATATCTTTCCATCCTGCTACATTGCATTCATTGTCTATATATAGGATTACCATGTCCGCCGTCTCCGGTCTCACCCCGGCCTCTAATAGCCGGGATGATTGTTCTTTATTAGTGCAAATTTGATTCATCATGATTGTTTTATTTAATTAATTCAAACTCATAAGCTAAACACCAAGGATTAGATTCCCACGTATATTTACCATAGACGCAATCTATCAATGAGGAGAAAGCCTCTAATGGGGTATCATATCCCTTGTACTGCCCATTAGGAAAATAATATCTCCACCATTCACCGTCGGCGGATTTGTGCATAGTCATCGTTACTCCCTCATTCAAACAGTCCTCGTATGATATATCCTGTAATCTCTCAACTTTGATATTAGTAATACGGATGTGGTGCGGCATGAGGTCTGCACGAGTAAACATCTTATTGAAATATCCGCTTCTTTTAGTCATTACGGGATAACCGTCTTCATCGAGTTCATAATCTGGAAAATTGCCGCATTGACTGTAACTTTGCGCTATGGCTACCTTTTCACCGATCTTGTATTTAGGTTTTAAAATGTAACAGTCAAAATCATCATCAATTCTCAACACGTCATCATCGTAATCATAAGACAACGCTCCTTCATGTTTCATGTAGTACTCATCACCCAGCAAGTCCAAGAACACTTTGTTTCTCGAGTAGTCTATTATTCTTCTCGTAAAGGTCTTACGACCGTCAAGTACGGCCTGTGTCAGACCGTACTTATCATTGAACATTATTTTCTTCATGCTTTATTTCTCCTTCTTGTTGATCGCCTCATGAAGCGAATTATACACCCGGGCGAATATTTTTCTTTGCTCTTTGTCTTTTAATGAATCGGCGAACTTGTGCATGACCATCTTCTTCTTGTTATCCCAGATTATCCGTGCCTTATCCACTCCGTCAACAAACAATATATGCGGATATTTACCCCATTGTATCAATATGCCATTATCGATAAGATCTGTGATCTCCTTTGGCATTAGCTCCTTATTACGGGCCATGCCTATGAGCTTACTTTCCTCTCGCTCTATGGCCGACTTGGTTTTGTCTATCTCCTTTTGGAGATTGGATATAGCGTTGTTCTGCCTATCCCATCTTCGCATAGTGGCCGGGCCGTTCCTCTTATCGTTAAGAGGTTGCCCGTTAGCGGAGGCTACATCCCCAAAGTGTTCGTTGATCTTTTTGTCTAATTTATCCTCTTTCTTTTTAAGAGAGGATTTTAGTATCTTTAGTCTACTCATATTTATCCTCCTTCACCTCTAAAAATATTACATCTTGATTGTCTTCTCTTTGGAGATCCAAACAAGCCATATTCCCACATTCTCCTTTAGGTCTGCTAAAGAAATAGCAGTCAATGCAAAGACCCTCGCAAACCTTTAGATTAACCTTCCCTTGACGGAACGTCTCGCCTATAGCGTATTCTTTAGCCACATTTACCCCTCCTGTATTATGACATCCCCATCCTTATCCGTGAACACGTCCACTAAATCGTAGTAATATTGATCGTCGGACGTGCGTATCATTACCTCCGCTTCCGAGTCTTGCTCTTGGAGAAGAGCGATTAGTTCTTTATTTCTCATGACTGTTATTTTATTTCCTCATTAATAAAATCCTTCATCTCTTCATCGTAAACCCCGCTGTCACACTGGAGTTCCAAGCATTTATCCTTGGAAAAATTGGCCTCCCTAGCTATATTAGCGGCCATAGATGGTGCCCTTAGCTCGACAACGAGCATCTGTATGGCGTACCATACACCTCTGCAAAAGTCTAAATCGTTCATGTTGTTATATTACTCTCATCATAGATGAATGCAGCATTCAACTATGATGAATGTCTTTCTTTAAATTGCTGTCGAATATTTTAATACACTCAAACAGGTATTTGGCGACCGTTGGATTTACCGCATTTCCGATCGATCCAACTCTGTGTGTCCAATCACGAATCCCATCATTGACTCCAATATGCTCACAATCTGGCATTTTGTAAATCCTTTCAGAGAGAGGAAATCTACCGTGTTGTTTTGGTGGCGGGACAAATATTGTTTGAGCCTTATTCCACTTTTGAACCCTCCACGTTTGTTGTTTGATTTCGTTGGAGTAGGCAATAACGTACACCCTTTCACGATGATGGTCGAATCCAAAGGCGGCGTTCGATAGACATTGCCATTCCGCATCATACCCTGTTTTGGAAAGATCGCAAAGGACTCGCTCGAAACCTCGAACAAGGAGCATTGGGCTGTTCTCAATGATGACGTATCGAGGTCTAACTTCCCGTATGACTCTATGCATCTCACTCCATAGTCCAGAACGACTTCCGGTGATACCAACTCCTTTTCCCGCAATGCTAATGTCTTGACACGGAAATCCTCCACTAATGATGTCCACATATCCGGGGTTTGACAATTCTTTAATGTCCTCATATTGCTTTGTATTTGGAAAATGTTTTTTAATATACTCCTCTGGAATGGCTCAATCTCACAGTTCCACAAAGTATCTATACCAACCCATTCCGCTCCGGTCTCAAATCCGCCCACGCCAGAAAATAATGATCCATGTGTCATATCTCCTTGGTTTTGGCAAACACCACACTCTCGTGATCTGGCCTCAAATGGGCCATGCAAGCAGATGAGTATTCGCAGAATCTCGCTCCCTCGTCCCGGAAGACGCATCCCCTGCACGGGATCTTGTTCTGGCCGTTGTAGTACGGCCTGTACTTTTCTACGATAATTTTCATGTCTCCTACCAACACGATCAAACCGGTAGGGGTGTTTCTCAATCTCTCTGTTATTTCCATGTTATCTTCTTCTGCTTTCTCCGTTTAGGATTATCACGTTAAAACTCTTGAACCTGTCCACAAGTCTAGTTCCGAACCGATTCTTGAAATCCGTGACGGACAGGTTGGAAGTGATATGATACTTCTTCTGATGGGACTGGTATATCTCGTACCTCGCGTATAGGAACTCGTCTATTACGCTGTTAAGGCTGGTGCCGTAGCTTTTCTGGTTCTCCGTCTCAAGACCGATATCGTTAAGGCAGATATCGAACGGGTTCCCTTCCATGCTCCCTTTCCCGGCCTCCTCGTTGTACGTGAACCTGTCTATGTGACCATGGATCTTGTAATAGTTCATCATCTGGGTCACGGATAGGTTCACGAAGCGTTTGGGGTTATCCGTCAATTTCAGGTAATCGGCGAATATCTGCATCATGAGCGTTTTGCCCGTTCCCGGATCTCCCACGATAAGGAGGTTCTTGTGCAGCTTATAGTTCTCCTCCGGGAATACGGACTCGGCCAACGGGCAATCGTTGAAATAATACAACAGGAATCTCAAAACCTTGTCATTCCCCCTGTCTGTCTCGAATTGCCGCCTCTCGATCCCTAGGTAATTACAACCGAGCGCCTTTATCATCCGGGCGTGGCTGATGTACTCCGTATCGTCCGAGAGATCGTACCTAGAAACGTTCTGTATAGTCCTTGCGTGCTTCTTCACTAGGTTGAACACCTGTTTTTGCTGGAGCCTCTCTTTTTCCGTAGGCCCCCGCATGGCTTGTATAGCCTCCGAAAGTTTCTTTTCTTGTTCCTCCATTATGTCTTTGATTATAAGCCCTTAGTCCTGTTCCCTGCCACCAATAGGTGAATCGTCTCTTCACGTCATCTATCGTTTTTAGCGTATCGCCCTCCCCGGTGGATACCATCCAAGCTAGGAAGTTATCCAGCTCGCCGGGAATGAGGTCATTGAAAGCGACGCTCAATCCCGATATCTGGCAAGCGTATCTGCGCCATTCCTCGTCCCCCAATAACTCATTCTTGAAATTCTCGAAAAGCGTCTCACGCGTATTAAGACTCTCTCTTAAAGTATTATCTTTATTATTATTTGGGTTATCGCTGGGTTGGCACTGGGTTGTTCTATGGGATATCAATTGAGTTATCAAACTCTCTAAGTCGTTTATTAAAAGGTTGTTTACTGGGTTACTTTGTGGGTTGCTTGTTGGGATATTACCATTGTATTCGTTGTATTTAACAAGAGTTATGACATTCATCCCTTGGCTTTTATCCGTAGTTATCATTCCTTTCCGTTTTAACTTGGCAAGAAATGTCTTGACTTTTTGTTCTCCCCATTTCCATTTACCAGCGAGGAAACGGTTTGAAGCCGGATATTGTCCTCTCCCATATGTTATTTCTCTACCTCCGATACATTCGATCGTGTCGGTTGCCTCAAATCGTGCCGATTGTATTAGATCAAGCCACGCTTCGCACTCCGAGAATGTCCGGGCTGCTTCCCACATTTCATTAGAAAAAAACTTACGAGAGAGCATTATGAAACCCTTATCCATATACTAAAAATCAAAATCTGGGGATTCTCCTCCCTGCAAGGACTTTAGTTTCTGGTCTACAAGGTGGTTTACATCCCATATGTTTACAGGTTGTATTTGCAGGTTCTCCGCCATTTGCCTTGCCACTTCCTCGGAGACAGGATTTATAGCGTATATGGCCCCCGATGAGAGAAAGCGGGTGAAACCGGGCTGGTTACTCGTATCCGGAACGTCTACCCGAAGCATATTGGTACCGGCCACGTTCTGTTCCGTACATCTTCCCGCTATCCTTGAATGGCCGAATAACTCGACCACGCACCATAAATCAAATTTCTCTTGTTCCATATTATTTTCTCTTTTTAAAAGTGTTACAAAATCTCGTGGAGTTAGCTACCCGTCCAGCGTCATGTATGATGCACCAAACGCATAGCCCCTTGTGAGGATGTCCGTTGGCGCAATCGCCACATTTCACCTTTTCTTGCTCGTCTTTCTTCTTCGCCATATCACCAAGTCTTTATTTTTATTGGTAGATCGGCGTACCACCAAGCTAGAATCGTAGCGTCACGTTGGTCTTGGTTCGTTCTCTTAGGCAAGGGACCGACTATGTAGGAGAGTTCCTCATGGGTTATCTTGCCCTCGTCCCCTTTCCAATGCTTGGTCAAAGGCTTTACCTCTTCGCAGGGAATACCTATGTGCTCGCACATCTGGAGAAGCAATATCCCGGTTTGCTGGTTACGACCTACATACTTGGCTATCCTCTCGCCGGATTTACCCCTAGCCTTATGGAAGTTGCTTTTTTCGTTAAGCCATCCGGCCTCGACAATGACCACTATGTCTACCCCCTTGTACCTCTCTCTCGCCTCCTTGATAAAATCAACTAAGACAGGGAAGGGGAGGCTCTTTAGAATTAGCTGTCTCGTTGAAGGAGACAGTACGCATACGCCGGATTTATCTATGTCCGGGTCAACGGCTATCACTAATTCGTATCTTTTCTTTCCCATGGATTCCTCCTTTCTTTATCGTTTATTAGTAAGAATATGGCCAAGATCACTGCTATAAGTCCGAGTATTGCGGTGATAAGGTACATGGCCATTGTCAAATGATCTAAATTCTGTATTGTTTCCATAATTAGATTTGTTATTTGTGATGGTAGCGGGACTCGAACCCGCATGAGTGGAGTTTTCTCAGGACTCTCACCTGATAGTTTTGTTATTGGCACGTTGCGGTGACATTCGGCCTTACCCGTTATACTTCCTTTGGCTAGTTCAGTTTATTTTACGATAACCTTCATTCAACCACTCTATAAGAAATTAACTTTAGCGTCTACCAATTCCGCCATACCACCGTGTTTGCCCCGCATATCCTCACGGACGGCGGGGATAATCATTCTAACCCAAATCTAA